ATGAAAGCTCCCCTATGGCTGTTCTTCCTACTACTCATTTTAACCAGTCCGAATATACCCGCATCGACCTATGCACAAACCTCACCGCCCACCGACTCGATTCGGCTTCAGGTTCGCCCGGCTTCTGATAGCCTGATAGCCATCCACCAGCTTTTTCTTCGAAAACGTCGCAGTGCCAAGACAGCCATTTGGACAGGAGTTGGCGTCGGGGTGGGCTTGGGCTTAATCGGCCTGGGTAGTTATGCCTTGGTAAACTCGGCGAAAAAGGCGACCAGTGGTATGCCCCTTGAGGAGGGATCTGCTTCAATTAGTCTCAAGTTTAGTTTGCCTGGCCTGCCCATCCTTACCTTGGGAGTGATTCGGCGGATTCGCTTCAACCGGCATCGAGAAGCGGTTCTGGTTGACGCTTATAAGAAGGGTAAAGGTCTACCTCCCTCTATTCGGCGATCAATCAGGAGCCAGCACTTTGCCACTCAGTAAATACCGTTTTCGGTGGCATTATAATTTTATATCAAGCGTACATTTACAAAAATAGCCAGCGCTCAGTTAATAAGCGCTGGCTATTGGCTAGGTTGCTAACGGTATCAATTCAGTCGCCTAACATGATTGTAATGCTTGGCTGAAAAGGCAATCTCGTACTGGTTTAAACGCTTTTGCATTAACTCAATCTTCTCTTCCAAGGCCGCTGTCTTTTGTTCCGCCAGCTCAGTGAGCTTATGACCAACCTCAACCTGGTGGCGGCTACAGGTAACTAGTTCTCGGTGAATACTGACTACTTCCTGCAAGTCAGTGACCCACTCTCTGAGCGTATCTATATCGTGGCAATCGTTGGGGTTTCCGGATACTGGTTTCATGAGCTTAAGAGGCTTTATAAATGTGAGTAAAAGCATTATTGCCATTCGCGGGAGATTGGCGGATTTTGGCCATATCACTGTCGACAACAAACGATTGGATCGTCAGGTAATGACGTTCAGTCATGCTCAGTGATTGATGGCCTAATATCTTCTGAATGCTGGGCATGGAATATCCTTCCTTTAGAAACACAACACCTGCTGTCTTACGGCACACCTTACTACAGAACTCAAACGGTAACTGTAGCTTTTGTGCGATCTCCTTCAAATGGGTATTGATTACCTTCAGCCGGGGGCGCTTGCCTTTCGCTAGTTCCCTGAATAACTCCTGAGCTTGTGGTAATATCGGGATATGGCATTCCCCCCAAGCCGGTGCGTGACGTAGTTTCAGGCGCTGGTACACCCATTTATCCCCATAAGGTGTATTCACACGGAAAACCGATTCATGAGTGACTACTTTAAGGGCGTCGTTGTAATCCAGTCCAGTGTAACACATAAATAAGGCCCATTTACGAACTATATCCCGAATGCCGATTAGGGGTAATACCTTGAGTTCAGCCAGCGCCGTTTCGCTCAGAAAAACAATACGTTTTGCTGGGTTACCCCTAGGTGGCTTGAATTGAAATAGCCCATTTACCTGAATCCGGTCGTACAGCAAAGCGTGATGCAGCGCAGCTTTTACAAAGGTCAGGTAGCGGTTTGCTGTATCGGCGTTGATACTTTTCTCTCGCAGGTAGTCATAGAACTGCATACCAAAGCCCGGCGTTATCTGCTCGGCCAAAAAACCGGGTTGACGCTTTTTGTTCAAGAACGTATTCAGATGCTGACCCGCCATCCGATAACTAGCGCGGGTCTTGTCGGCTTTTCGCTCTTCTTTAGGCCGTGTATCAAGGTGAGTGATGTAGTCCTGATAGACCACGCGCAGGCTAAGATGAGGATTGGGTACATTCAAGCCATCAGACGCTCTTAGATTGGGCAAGTGCTGTCTTGACCAGGCTTGGCGGACGGTATTTGCCCGAGGTAAGGGGGCAATTATTTTTTGTGATTGTAGAATCTGTTCATGCTGGCTACGAAACTGATCGAGTTGCAGGTGTAGTTTTAGTGCTTCAGAGCAAGCTTCCTGCAATAGTTCCTGCTTTCGCTTCCACACATCAAGGGTTACGCAGATACCGGTACGATATTCCGTCGTTCGTTCGCCATTGAGACCAAGGCGGCAGTAAAGCATCACTTCCCCGCTGGTCTGTTTGGAGCGGATACGAAAGCAGAAGGTTAATTTATTGACTATACTTTTAAACATGACCTTGGCCCTCCATAGCCTCAAAATGTCCAGATAATTGGTTTATATTCACTTTCACCCGTTCCATACTACGGTCAATCGATGTTCCTCTTACCTTCACATAATGGCGCTCTGTGGTCGTAATGGAGGAATGTCCCATCATCAGGCTTACATCAGCAATCCGGTGTCCTGCCGCTAACATTAAGCTCCCGAACGTCTTGCGGGCCGTTTTCTTAGTAATCCGCCAGGAGATGCCTAACTCCGCTTCAATTTGATCCGTATAGCGATTAACGACCCCTCCCGAAATGTCAGCAGGACCCTGGGGGTACAGAGCAAACAGTTGCTCTACTTCATCAAGTCTTGGTAAGTGATATTCAACATGAGGGGGCTTTTTGCGCCTACCGACGATCTTCCAGCCAGCTCTACCCTGAACCTCATATGTGTTCCTGTCTCGTGCATACGCCACGGCATCTGGGTAGTCCAAACCTGTGCAGCACATCAATAGGAACCACCACAGAGCGATCCCTTTAGTGCCTTTCCAATCCAGTGTTAGTAAATGAGCTATATGCTCAGGTTCTAGAAACAGGACTTCTTTGTCTTCGTGTTTGGGCCAACGCAGACTGCGAATTGGATTTCGCTCGAGCCAACCCTCTTCCATCATCCAGTCTAGAACACTGGCTACTTTAAGTACAAATCGACTGGCCTGGCCAGCGCTGACGGGTTGCGGAAAATGCCGACCGCCATTCTGGGTCTGCAACCAACTGTGATACCGCTTTGCCCATCCAATTGTGAGTCCTCCAGCAGTAGGCAGTTTTTGCCCTGTTTTAGATTCATAATCATGCAGCAACACTAACCCGCGCTGCCAGCGGCCAAGGGTAATTCTGGAGAGCGCCCGATCGGTATTGTCTAAGCTCCGGAGATGAGCGATATAGGCCTGATAAGCTTCATCTATTGGACTTTCGGCCGAAATGCGGTTTGCATATTGATTGGCCTTATTACGCTTCTGTTTGTCGTCAGGATACACCCAACCATGAATAATACTCCACTCGGGCGAATAACCAGATAGACACTCAAAGCACACGGATTTTAGTGTTGGCGTAGCGCCTGAATCAAGCTGTTTTTGATGAATGCTTTCGATGTAGGCTTTCATCTGTACGATCTGGTTATTGACTGAGTCTCCTCTACGGCCTGAAACCTGTTTTACTACCCGCCAGTCGGCAGGATCTACCATCAATTTTTGCCCCATCCAGAATGCGCCAAAATGCATTCGCTTCCCGTCGACTGCAATCCACACCTGAAGCGGATGAGGATTTGAATAGGTTGTTCCCTTTTTAGGGGAACGTAGAGCGAATCGAACCGATATCGGTAAGCGCTTTTTCCGAGTCATGGGGTGAAGGGCTGAAAAACGAGCCATAGGGCCCAATGCAGCCATGCTGTTATACTGGGGAATAGCAGTCATTTGTAAAAGGGATTATTGAAATAGAGCTAAGCTTTTGAAAGAGCAGGGGAATGGTCTAACTGAGTAAGGAAATCAATCAGCAGGTGAATGCGGTGAAGCTGACTAACATCCACTGAAACAGAAAGCGCGTCGGCAGGTGTACTAAGCCAATGAGTAAGCAGCGTGTCAATATGCTGGACTGGCTCATCACCAATGGCAGCAAAGCGATCGGTCAATTGAAGCAACTGGGTTTGTGCTTCGAAGATTTGCGGATTAATAACAGGCTCTGGCCGTTCATCCGCCAGAGAAGAGGTTTGTAGGGTAATTTGCGCCGATGGCTGAAAAAGGGTTGTAGAATCCCCTTTCCCCGAGTACTTTTGTCCCGTTGACATTTGATGTAAGAAGTTAAGTGTTTACACGACCCCAATGCTCAGCTTTCCAGGCTCTTAGGCGTTGGGGTTTCTCATGTTTTAACAAGGGATTTTCCCTTGCATTACAGATACAACATTAGGAAAACTTGAGAAACTTTTCAAGTAGTGGTCCAATTTTTTTTACTCATACCCAATTTTCAATTTTAACCCTGTCGCTTCTGCAACTCGCTTAAGGGTTGTAAGGGTTGGGGCGTGATTTGCGTTTTCAAGTTTATTGACGGCTGACTCAGAAATACCTAGCTTTTCGCCCAATTCCTTTTGGGTTAAGCCAGCCTTTAATCGGGCTTCTCTTATCATCTGACCTGCGTTTTTAAGTTCGTCTGACACAGATGTAAAGATATTTAAATACCATTATTTATGGTAAAATAGTAGTTAGATTGTTATAGAGCGGCAATCTTGTGTGTATCCGCATCAATTCTACTCGTTACCAGTATACCTTATAGTTGATTGTAATCCCTATTCATGCCATGAACCGTAACCTTCTCTACCTGATCATTTCCCTTTTTGCTGTATTGGCACTAATCCTGACCAACCCTAAAGAACATAAAGCGGCTGTCAAGGCTAAAATGAGCCAAATTATTCAGCAAACCGTACTTGAAGAAAATAAGAGGGATAACGGCGTGGCGGAAAAGTTAGGACTTAGTTTAGGTGCGCTAATGGGAGGATACATGGTTGATAGGCTCATCGAGGGCAGTATTACCCGCACGAACTACCTTTTATTTTCAACTACCAATTTTGTGTCAGGCGATGAGTCGACAACGATTGGCTTGGGAATACTGGGTAGCGTCTATCTTTCGTCAAAAATTGATAAAAAACTAAAGGAGGTACGGAAGCAGCAATAGAGGGATTTATCAGGAAGATGCACACCCTGCAATTCCCATAAAACAAAAAGAAGCCCGACCAAAATCAGGCTTCTTTCTTTCATTTTTCTTAGCGTTGAGTATATATATGCTGCCTTTCTTCTGGCAGCTAGCAAGTTCATAGCGTTACTTATCCACTTACCGAAATTGTGCCAAATAAGACCAAACTAAGGTAACTAACAGAAATACAGGGCCTTAATTTATGAGTCGTTACCTGGTTGGGCCTCCTGTCTGTAGAAAAAAGGGGCGTTTATTCCCCACTTATGTAGGGTATTGGTCATTAACTTCGAAATACAACTCTAAATCTATTTCTTGAGCTAGTGTAGCCCCACTGAAAAACAGGGCTTGGTCATGAACAGATAGCTACAAGGTTACTGTACTTTGGCGCAGATTACATACGCTCGTACGCCCCGATCGCTAGTCCCTATATTTTTAACAATCACAGCCCAAGCGTTGGCATTTACCGGGTCTGGCCCCGTATAGTTAACAACTATATCATCAGCGGCTGTATTTAAATCTCTATGTCCACCACCACCCCCTATTACTTTTGTGCCAGATGGACAGGTTTTTACGTATTTAAAAATGTATCCAGCCTGTTGTGTGTAATCCTCATATATATATTGGATTCCCATATTAAAGGCACCAGCCGATATTGTCCCATTTACATTCAGGGTACTAGCCGATATTATCCCATTTACATCTAGGCTACTAGCTGATATTGCCCCACTCGCACTCAATGTACCAGTTGAGATTGCTCCATTTACACCTAATGTACTAGCCGATATTGCCCCATTTACACCCAATGTACCAGCTGAGATTACTCCATTTACATCCAGAGTACCAGTTGATATTGTCCCATTTACATTCAGGGTACTAGCCGATATTGTCCCAATCACATCCAGCGGGGATTGGGGGGTTGAGGTACCAATGCCAACTCTACCTGATGACTTAACCGTCAAAAGTGGAGTTGCAGCTCCGTTTTGCGCCCCCTGCGCTACATCAAAAGCCGTGGCACTATTTGAATTGACTTTGACAACCAAACCATTACTACTTGCGCTTGTACCCCCATTATAAATCTGGCCAGCATAACCTGGCTGAGTTACCGACCAGGAAAACGAACCTGAATTTCCCCCATTCCCATCCGTACCTGTTGTATTGCCCGAATTGTTGGCTAGTTGCGAAAAAGGATTATTGGTGCCAATGCCAACCCGGCCATTAGATTTAACCACGAGTAAAGGGGTGGCATTGGCTCCCTGCGTACCTTGACCAACCTCTAATGCCGTGGAATTAGATGCGGTAACTTTCACCAGTAATCCATTATTATTCGTTAGTGTTCCACTGTTTTGAAACACGCCTGCGTAGCCTGGTTGAGTAGCTCTCCAGGAAAGCGATTCAGGATTAGCGCCGAAGCCTTGCGAATCGAGGGTATTGGCCGAGGTATTGGCGAGTCGCGAAAAAGGATTATTGATGCCAATACCAACCGTCTGGTTTGTATAAGCTACCGTGCCTGAAGATGACCAAGGGTTGGTAGCCGAAGCCGCGTTGGCTGCCTGCGCCAGGGTAACCCAACCAGTATTAGAGCGGATGTTGAGTAGGTTCGTAGTACTATTATAAACCAGCATCCCAGCGGGTACGCCCTGCATGGCGTCAATCTGAGTCTGAGTGAGCCGAGGCAATAAAAGGGCGCGAGTGCTACTTTCCAACTCCAACAGCGAATTGGCGTTCAAGGTAGTGCTGGCTAGTGTGGAGCTGGCGGGCTTGTCACTGATACGCATTTGAGCCATACCAGAGCCGCCTATCAGTAGTAAATAAATTGTAATAACGTGAAGCTTTTTCATGCGGATTAACGGTTTGAAATAAATTAATTGAAGCGAATTACAGAGCGTAGTAGGGCGGGTGGCAGAAGTGGAAAGCCCTGAGCAAAAATGGAGAGAAAGGCGCTTGTGAAGTGAACTCAAATGTCTCCAATGTGGTAACTCATGTCGCATTTTGAGAGAATAAGCCACCAAAACGCAGTTTTTTTAGCTGCCTTTCGCCGTGACAGTGGGTTGATGCACAAAACAAAAAGCCCACTCGGTACGAGCAGGCTTTCGTGTCATAAAGACCGGGTTTCTTACTTCTTCTCCATGAACCGTTTTAACATTTCTTCCAGTTGGGAGAATTTAGCCTGCTGTTTATCTAATTCCACCACTCGCTCTTTCAAGTCCTGATTCTCTTTCTGCTGCTGGATACTATACAACGTCAACTCCTCAATTTTCTCCAGCAGTTTAGCGTCCACCTTGGCTACGTCAACGCCCTGCTTCACCACTTCGGACGCCGAGAGTATGCCGGGCAAATGCTTATGAACCTGGATATAGCGCTCCACCTCCTATAATCCTTTTAGGCGATACCCTTCATCAAATGCCTTGTCACTCCACTAACTAGTCACCCCTTTGCACTTGTCGCTGGCGTAAGAGCTGCTTTATCTCCCGGACGCGCCGACGAGGAATAACTACTTCCTGCTGACTGCCCTCCACGGCCAACACTACCACCAGTTGTCGGGCCTGGTTTCGATGCCAGCTTACAATCAGACTAGGAGCAACCGCCATGTGTTTACTCAGTCGAATCAGATAGGGAAACCGCTGGCAGATGGTACCCAGGGTGATGGCCGACAGGTAGTAGCCCCCGTTGTGAAAATACATATGGGTATAGTTGCCATCGGCCAGTGTCCAGCTCACCTGGGGCTGACTATGGGGTTGGTGGGGTTTTAAGTAGGGTGTTGGTTTCATGATCCCGTCAGGAGCAGGGGGAAGAGATGACTTTAGGGCTTCTTAGGGTTAGTTGAAGTAGTAGCTGTAGAATGCTTTTACAGCTACTACTCTCTCATTTCAGGCGCTAATTTCCCCCCAGCCTTAACCGACTAGTCGAGCCAAAGATCAACCGTCCTGCTGCACTGTAGATCACCCGCAACGCCTGTGCCTGATAAGTGGCAGGCAAGCTCACGGCATGATTGAGCGTAACGGCATCAGTTAGCACCGGGATACGCCCACACGACCAAACGGCGGGGTCATTCCAGTCGCCTGCTTTCAGGGTGAACATACTCCCGCAGCCGCCTGGATTCACCACACTAAAGGGCAGAGTCGTCGATACTGCCCCCCCCGCCGGATCAGTAGCCACTACCGTCACACTGTAGAACGCACTGGCTGAAGCCGAAGCGATGCCCGTAATCGTGTTAGGAGCCACAAAACTTAGACCAGCGGGTAATCCGACTACCGATAACGTCAGACTAGTAGGCGTCTCGGCATCGGTGAAGGTGTTAGCTGGTATCGTGTAACTAAACGCTTGACCCACGGTAGCTGATTGAGGAGGAATTGCATTCTCCACCCGGGGGTTGCCATTGGCACAATACGCCAGCCAGTTGTAGGCAAAGCTAGCCTCCCCCGGTGTACCCTGCTGACGAGCCTTGAAAACGATCACCGGGTTGTCAGTGAACAGGTTCAATTGATACGGCTCATCAATAGTGATTGTCCTGGTTTCATTGACTACTGATAGGCTGATGGGCTGACCATTCGTGCCCTCGAAGCTGACGGTGAAGTTGATGCGCCGTTCGTAGTAGCTGATGTGATTACAGTCGAGCATCGTTACTCCGGTGATGGCAAAACCGCGAGGCTGCACATTCAGTAAAAAGCTTGTGGTAGCCGTGAGTCCGCCCGGATCAGTAGCCGTCACCGTGACAGAGAAGGGCGAGCCCACGGTGGTGGAAGGCGTACCGGTGATGGTGTTAGGAGCCACAAAACTTAGACCAGCAGGCAAGCCACTCACGGCCAAGGTAAGACTATTAGGCGGCTCGGCATCGGTGAAGGTGTTAGCTGGTATCGTGTAACTAAACGCTTGACCCACGGTAGCTGATTGAGGAGGAATTGCATTCACTACAGTCGGGGCACAGTTCTGGTAGATCACCCCGGCACTGGCCGTACTGGAACAGCCATTAGCGCCCGTCAAGGTAACGGAGTAAGCCCCTGCTACACTCACCGAAATGGTCTGCGTAGTGGCCCCCGTACTCCAGCGGTAGCTCCCACTGCCCACCGCAGACAAACTCATGGTAGGGGCATTACACGTTAAGGTAGCGCTGGCGGGAGCGATACTAACCTGTGGCGAAGTGTTATCAAGAGAAATTGGGGTGGATGCCGAAGCGGAACAGCCGTTTGCTGCCGTTACCGTTAGGGAATACGTAGCAGCGGTGGAGACGCTAATGGTGGGGGTTGTTTCTCCGGTATTCCAGCGATACGTGCCAGTTCCTACCGCTGACAGACTCACCACTGGATTACTACAGGTGAGGGTGGCCGAAGCAGGAGCAATACTCACCGAGGCAGGCGTGGTATTCTGATCCACCGTCAGGGTTGTGACGCTACTGCAACCACTAGCACTAGTAACCGTAACTGAGTAGAGGCCACCGGAATTAACCAAGGCGCTACCCGAAGTAGGATTCTGGCTAACAACCCCAGGCCCACTAAAGACATAAGATGAACCCCCACCGGCTGTTAGGGTAACGCTGGGGTTGGCGCAGGTAATGGTACCACTGCTGACCAGCGTCGGGGTGGGGGAGACATTGACTGTCAGGCTCGCGACGGCTGAAAACACTTCCCCGTATAAAGTAATAGAGGCCGTCACAGACTGGGGCCCATCAAGACTAGCCACTAGGGTCCGGCTGTAGGTCGACGTCGAATTGGGACCAATGACAATAGTTTCTATAATACTATAATCGGAGAAGGAGAGCTGAAAGGAATACTCACCTGGCGGAATGTTGGTGAATGAAGGCGTAAGGGTAAAGGAATTGCCGGCACAGACCGGGTTGGGGGAAGGGGTCAGGGAGATGGTAGGTGTCGGCGGCTGAATGGTCAGGGTCGTGCTGGCGCTAAACGGGGCACACCCACCACTAGCTGGCACGGTGTAGGTCACCGTGTAGTTGGCTGGCGCACTACTGGCGGGGGTAATCTGGCCGGTGCTGGCATTAATGCTCAGCCCCGAAGGGGTAGCCGAATACGTACCACCCGCCGTTCCCGTTCGGGTGACATTTACCGGTGCACTGCTGGTGAGGAAAATCGATCCGGGGTAAGCAATGGTGGCGCTGGGTGGGGCGTTGACCGTCAGGCTGACGCTGGTGGTAGCTCTGCAGGTGGGGCTACCGTTACCCACCGTCACCGAGTAGATCCCGCTGCTGGCAGTTGAAGCAGATGGGATGGTGGGCGTTTGGGTGGTGGCCGTGAAGCTCGCTGGACCACTCCACTGATAGGATGTCCCTGCCGTCACGCTCAGGCTGACCAGGCTCCCCACACAGGCCGGATTGGGACTGGCCGTGGCCAGGGCCTGAAAGGCGTCACTGCCTGCCCCGCTGGCGCAGAAAGCCGCAAAGTTACCCTCGCCGGGCAAACCAGGGTTACCCGATAAAACTACACTTTTCCCACACAAGGCGGTATAACTGCTGGGAAAGCAGCCGCTTAACTGGTTGTTAGCTAAAATAAGAGATTGCACACTGGTCAGGTTCGACAAACTAGCCGGTAGGGGTCCGGTGAGTCCACTCTGATTGAGATACAGATACTGGAGCTGGCTCAGCTGGCCTAGACTGGCGGGGATGCTGCCCCCCAGCGAGGTTTGGCTCAGATTGAGCTCTTGCAGGGTCGTCAGGCTGCCAATGCCGGAGGGAATGCCGCCGGTCAGCCCATTGTTATTGCCGACTTGCAAGTTAACCAGACCCGTCAGGGTACTCAGGCTGGCAGGGATGGTGCCAACCAGGTTATTGTTCTGCAGATTCAATCCGGTTACCCGGCCGCTAGTGCAGGTGACCCCGTACCAGTTGCAGGGCGAGCAGCCGGTAAGCCAGCCCGTTTTGTTTATCCAGCCCGCCCCGTTGGTGCTGTTGTAGAGATCAACCAGGGCCTGATAGTCAGGGCTAAGGGGAGTCACTGTCAGACTAAAGGCCGTTGAGGTCACGGAGTTGCAGGCATTGGTGATCACCACCGAGTAGCTGCCTGTCTGGGCGGTGGTGACACTGCTCAGGCTAAAGGCGGCCGTGGTCTGGGAAGCCACCGGACTGCTGAAACTATCTTTGTACCACTGATAGGTGTAGGGGACCGTACCACTTACGCTTACCGGGGCAATCACGCTGCTCCCCGCGCACACCGCCGAGCCACTGGGCGGCTGCTGGGTGATGAGCAGGGGCGTATTAGGTGTATCTTGGAACTCAACGGCACCCATATCGACCCGGCTACCAACGATGCGGGGGTTGCCTACCAGATCGGTGGGGGGCAGAGCGGTGGCTGAGTAGGGAGGGCTGGCCACAGTGACACTGGCGGGGTTACCGGCGTTGATAGCCGGCGAGCAGGCGTTGAGCGCTACGCTGCCTGCATCTGCAAAGGGACTGATAGTAGTCGTGAGGTTGTTTTCACCCGTGTAGGTGGTCTCGCTCGGCTCGAAGAGCGAGTAGGTAGCCACCACTACGCTGTTATTACCGTTAGCAATCGTATTCTGCCCCCCGTTGCCGAAGAGCACGCAGTTGGTCAGGCTGACATGGCTGCCGTTGTTACCCAACCCCCTACCAGTAGAAGCGGTATTGCCACTAAAACTACAGTTGATTAGACTGGGACTGCCGCCAACGTTAAACATCCCCCCGCCAGTGTTAGAAGCCGTATTACCTATGAAGCTACAGTTAGCTAAACTGGGACTGCTGTTACTCTGGTTTTCCATCCCCCCACCTTGAGAAGCCGTATTGCCTATGAAGCTACAGTTAGTCAGGCTGGGACTGCTGTTTGAGTTTTTCATCCCCCCGCCTTGAAAGGCGGTATTGCCCTGGAAGTTACAGTTAGTCAGGCTGGGACTACCGCTAGAGTTATATATCCCCCCGCCCTGATTATTGGGGGAGCTACCATTGGCGTTGCCTCCACTGATGATAAACCCATCCAGCATGGCTGTATTAGTTAAGCCCGTGCTGTTAATGACGTGGAAGGAGTTATCTGTATTGTCGCCTAGGGTACCGATGTCCCCGCTCAGGATGGTAGAGAAGCTGGCTGGATTGCGCTGGGCCAGTCCCGGCTCGCCAGTGGTCGGGAATCCTCCAAAAATGGTCACCCCGTTGCGCATAGCAAAGCTGATGCTCCGATCGTTGCCCGTGGTGGGCTTATACGTACCAGCCGCCACCCAGACCTGAGCCCCGCAACCCGCTGCCGTGTTGATGGCCTCTTGCAGGGCCGTGCCCGAGAGCGCATTGCTCCAGCTACTGCCGTTCTGTAGACCCGCCCCGCTGGGAGTGACGTACACCACTGAGCCGCAGGGCAACGGGGTTACGTTAACGACCACGCTACTCACCGAGGAACAGCTTCCTGCAGTGGCCGTTACTGTATAGGGGCCCGCTACACTGACTGATATACTAGCCGTACTTTGCCCACTCGACCAACTGTAGGAGTTGGCTCCCGAAGCGGTCAGCTGAGTAGTCTGGCCTTGAGTAATGGTGAGCGAGGGATTGGCCGTAATGCTCACCGTGGGTGAGGGAATGACACTAACGACGGCTGAACCACTCATCGTCACTGTTCCAGAAGAGCCAGGGGCTCGCACGGTGTAGGTGCCCGGTATGGTCTGGTTGCCAAAACTAATGGGGGTTCCTGTTCCAGGTATAGTATATTCCGGTAACTGTACATTATCACGATAGAGTTGATAAGTAACGAAATCCTCAGACCCTGACAGCCCCACATTAACCCCGGCAGCTCCGCTGCAATAGCTGCCCCCACCTGTTACGGTAAACGTGGTGGGTGTGAATACTCGCGGTGTAAACACGACCCTGGCGGTCTGGTCAATAGTCACACCTTGTGCAACGGCGGTATAGGTTACTGTGGTCGCTTGATCAGACGTGAACGAGAAAACGACTATACCACCAGTGCTTGTATTGCCTGACTTTGTTCCTCCCCTGGGGTTGGCTGTGACTGTAACTGGTACATTCACAAGGGGGGCTCCCTGATCATCCCTTACAGTGACAGTGACAGTGACGAATAAATTAACCTGCTGTCTTGCCGGGTTGGCTACAACACTGGATTCACCAGCGGATGGTTGAGCATGAAGGCGGTTGGTGAGGCCTGTACCTAAAGTCAGCAACAGACCGCTTAGCAGGAGCCCCGCCATGCGGGAAGCGGGATGCCGTAAACAGGAACTGCGGGTAAAAAGTCTTTTCATACGAAGTTTAGAGTAAGCGGTGAATCATTCATTAAGCGAAACGTGCTGTCTCTTCTAACTAACCAGCTGTTGACAATCTTTAACCCCGCAAAGGTCTGGGCTAATTGTTTTAATAACTAGCACATATGTTCCATCTACTATAATGCGTGTTCCATTTTCGCCTGAACGGGCTTATTTTCTTAGGTTGAGCCGGTTTTGCCCGTCACTAGATCGAAGGGTATTGGCCTCCAAAATTCTGATCCTGACCCCACCAAAGACTAACACGATTGACCCATTTCTAGCGCATTTGAACCATTTTGTGGAGTTTTCATGCGTAATTGAGAAAAACAGGCTTGAAGTAATACTTTAATGGAGGGTTTGTTGGCAAGCATAAAAAAGCCCTGACTGCTTAAGGTCAGGGCTCACCACAGAGGGTTGAATCAGTCGATTTACTTCTTCTCCAGCACCTGTTTGACCAGCGCTTTGAGCTCGTCAATCTCTTTTTGTTGTAGTTGATTGACCTGATTACCTTTTTCCAACTCCACAACTCTATCTTTCAGCGCCTGATTCTCCTTCTGCTGTTCTATGCTGTACAGGGTCAGTTCTTCAATCTTCTCCAACAACTTGGCATCCATCTTGGCTACGTCAACGCCCTTTTCAACTACGTCCTCTGCCGAGGGAACACCTGGCAAATGCTCGTGCTTCCGAATGTATTGCTCAACCTCAGCAAGGGGCTTAAGCGAATAGCCTGACTTGAACACATAGTCACTCCAATCGCTCGTGTTCTTCACAGCCACTTTCACTTTCTCGGTCAATATACCCTTGCTGACAAACAGGTTGTAATCCGATGGGGTCTTGCTCACGCCCTCGCCAATGATAATGGCATCATTCTGGGTACTTTGCAGAAACGAGCCTTTGCGCTGCCACAGCGACTCGCTCACGCCCTCCCGAGTCGAGCCATTGGTACTGACCAGAATGACATCCCCACTACTATTGACAGACAGAACTTTTGTTTGGTTAGTCAACGAAGCCGCGTCCGTGCTCTTCAGGTTAGTAAACCGCAGACCCGACTGACCAGCCGTGCCGTGCGTAATTTCAAGCTTATTGTTGGGAGCGGTGTTGCCGATGCCCACTTTCCAGGCAGGATTGGGAGCCCCCAACACAATCGCATAGTTCGCCGACACCTGGGCACCTACCCCGATGGCGGTCGAGTTATTGACGACGGCTCCCGATGACACTCCTGCATTCTGGCCAATGAAGGTGTTGCTCTGACCAGCGGCATTGCCGGTGAAGCCAGCCCCATTGCCGATATAGGTATTGTTCTGGCCGGTGGTGTTGCTATAGCCCGAGCCATTGCCAATGAAGGTGTTGCCCCCACCCGAGGTCGTTTGTTGGCCTGAGGAGTTGCCGATGAAGAGGTTGTAGGAGCCGTTGCTGCTATAACCCGCGAGTTGGCCCATGTACAGATTGGCGATGCCGGTCGTGTTACTGTAACCCGTCTGGTAACCAATGAACACGTTGTTGCTGGCAGTTGTGTTTTTGTAGCCAGCTTCAAAGCCCAAGAATGCGTTGTTACTCCCTGTATTGGTGCTATAGCCTGCTTTAGCGCCAAGCATCACATTATTTTCTCCTGTTTCCAGAAAATAACCGGTATAATAACCCAGTCCGGTATTAAAATTAGACGTTCCACTTTGCGCACCTGAACTCCGGCCAATAAAAGTATTGCCATCTCCTGTCGTGTTCGAAGTTCCTGCGTAGATGCCAATAAAGGTATTACTTCCTCCGTTGGTGTTAGAGTATCCTGCATTAAGGCCAATAAAGGTATTAGCTCCACCCGTGGTGTTATTGGTTCCTGCGTGACTCCCCATAAATGTGTTATAAATTCCAGACGTGTTGGTTTTGCCCGCGTTAAAGCCAATAATCGTATTCTGCGATCCACTGGTGTTCGATTCTCCGGCGTTTGTGCCCATAAAAGTATTTTCCTCACCATAGGTATTATCATGCCCCGCATAGTAACCCACAAATGTATTCCGGCTAGCTGCACTAGTGCTGGTGATACCCGCACCATGTCCAATCATGGTATTTTGCATACCAGGTGTAGCAGAGTTGGCAGTCCGGGCCAAATAGTTGGTCTGCGCTAGCAAAGGAAGGCACAACCGACCAAACAGGAGTATAAGACAAAGTGATTTCATACGATCAAGAGTTAAGTGTCTGTTTATCAAAGTTAGTTGGAATCAACCCATCTCCAATTGGCTTTATTTAGCGGTATGGTCTTACCTAAGAAATACTAACATCAAATAGCCTATGTATTCAATTGTTGGTATAATTGATCATTGCCTGTTCGGTAGCTGTTCATTTGTGATCTGCCATATTGAGAAGGCACCAACAAGAAAGGGCCTCGGTTAAACCGAGACCCTTTGCTACCCTTAACCACTCTATTGAAAAGCTACGCTTACCGTTTCGGCTTCGGCAGGGAGAAGTAGCTATTCATGTACTCAGTCCTAGTATTTGCCTTCTGGATGAAGTGCCTTAATTTATCCTCATCCAAAATTGTCTGGTATAACAGCTGTGCTTCAAACGCTTCTTTCATAATCTGACGCATGGCACTTTCAGTGAGTCCAGCATGAATAACCGGAGGAGTGTACAAACTCCCCCCCGGTGCGCTTCTTACGTCCTGGGCAATATCCTGATTGACCTGTAGGATCCGTTTGGTTTCGGCATGATTATAAACCCGGTCGTGAGCATTCAGGTAGGCTACCTGTTTCTCAGCCGCCAATCGATAACTTGGTTTGCCTCCTTTTTTTGATTCAATTAGCTCGTATCCACGTTCACCCACCCACGCCGGGCCTTCGGGCGCATCAGAGGTACCTTTGAAAAATTCAGGTAGTGGGCGGGCGATCACCAGTCCCGCGTTCAACGCGCCCAGCGCCCCGATAAGTATTGCCAAAGGTATATTCGGTAACGCTTTCGTAACTGCTACAGTTGTATCAATCGCAATCTGAAACAAAGCAGCAGCCTTGTCATCGGCGGCTTGTTTACGTTTCAATTCACGGGCTTTTCTATCGTACTTTTCTTCAATAGCCGCCTTAGATGACTCCGATTGGTCTGACATAGAAAGCTCGTGTTCCTTATCTTTTTCCAGTCGCTGCAAGTCCTGGTCTCTGAACTGAGCTTGTATGTCAAAAAAACCAGCAATGGAGGCTCTCATTAATTCAAGTGCCGCGTTTTCTATTTTTAAACGTTCTTCGGCTGTTCGTTTGTCGCCACTTTTCTTTTTCTCGTTTTTAGTATCATTAATTTTAACCTCTAAATCAGCTATTTCCTGCAATCCATCTAATCGCTCCTTCTCAATATTCTCTCTCTCCTTTTCAAGTGCTTCTGCAATCTGTACCTCAGTAGCCCCCGATTCCCGCAATGAATCCTCCACCTTTCTCAGACGAGATTCGGACATTTGCTGAATCGATTCGTTTGATTTGAGAGTGGCCGCTTCAATGTCTTGAAGAAGTTGGATTTTCAAGTCAAAAAGGCGTTGCTCTCCTTCGCCCTCTGAAATCTGACGCTTAGACACCTGTCCTGCAATTTCTGCTTCTTCATTATTATAGGCTTTTTGCAGGTCAGCTAATCGCGTAGATAACTCCCCTTCAATACTCCCTTTGGTTGAGGCAATTGCCTTTGAAACGCCTGTTACAGCCTTTTTAAATGCTTCCTCCTGTAGTTTATTCCGTTTTTTGATGTAGTCGGCGGCAATATCGTTCAACTCCTGTTGCGTCTGGGCATATTCAGCGGTATTCTCCTTACCTGCCGCTCGTAGTATCGCCTGTTCCCGAAGTACGCCATCCTGCAAGATGGCTAGCCGTTGGTTGATGTAATCGGCTTCACTCATGGCACCCGATGCAAACGAGGCTTCCAGACCCGACGCCTGAACGGAGGTGTTGGTTTTATTGTCCGCAATATCCTGTCGTACTTTTTGCTCAGCTTCCCGCTTTTTACGCTCAGCATCGCGTTCCCGGTCTTTTTCATCACGTTTCGCGTCAGCGGCATCGGATTTGGCCTTTGCCTTATTGACGCCTTCCAGTACTTTTATATATTCTTTATTGGCGGCAATGTCTGCATTCAGGGAGTTGACTAAATCGGGCCGTTTTTTTACCAGTTCCTGATCCAGTTTAATCTGTTGCTGGTAGCGGGCAATCAGCGCATTGCGTTCGGCCAGTGACAGCTCTTCAGCGCGGGTTTTTAGGTCGGCTAATTTTTTATCGTGAGCATCCTTGTTTTCGCGTTGCTCCTGGGCAATAGCATCGGCCCGGTCTTTTGCCTGTAGTTTGATATTTTCCCGGTAGAGCTTATTGTATTCTTCCAAATTGGCTTTATAGCGCTCCATTGCTGCCTTTTTCTGAGCCGGTGTCTGTGCCAGAAAATCAGCTTCGTTTTTGGCACTTTCCGCCTGCTCTTTGAGTATATCCAGCTTTGCCTTACGCATACCGGCTGACATCTCCCTAAACGCCTGTAGTTGCTGTTCCTGGCTTAAAGCATCCGAACTACCAACCCCTGTAAAAATCGCTCCAGGGTTAAACAGGCGACCAAATGAATTAAAGAATGTAAGCCAGTCGCCATCTTTTACGGCCAGTCGCATAGCCGCCAGTGTGTCAGCGATCCCGTTTTTAATCTTAGCAAAAAAGCCGGTAATACCCGCCTGCTGGTTGAAAGTATCCAGCAATAGGCCCGTCTGATTATCAAGTCGGGCGGTTGCGCCTGCCAGGCTCTCCACATTGGCGGTGGCCTGACCGGAAAACGTTTTCTCCAGTTGGTCGGCTACTTTAGGGAGTATATCAACGGCCAGCACTTCGCCGTTTTTGAGCATGTCGTTTAGCTCCATTGTGCTTACCCCAGCGGCATCAGCAAACAATTTGAACGCTCCCGGCATGGCGTCACCTAACTGTTGGCGCAATTCTTCAGCACTGACATTACCTTTGGAAATCATTTGCTCCAATGCCAGGAGAGCTTTTTCTGCTTTTTCGGCAGGCACTTTCAGTTCAGCGAGTCGGGTAACAAAGGCTTTGAAGATGCGTTCGGCTTCTTTTCCTTCCAGTTTTGTGCCTTCCGTCCCCACTTTAACACCCCGGTAAGCGGTAGCCAGTGCCACAAAGCTTACGCCTAGTTTATCGGCGGTGGCTTCCAGAAACTGCTGCACCTGTCCAAGTTCACGCGACCCATCGGTAACGGCTTTTAATCCGCCCCGCAATTGCTCGAACTCGCTCATTTTGCCGAGCGCCTGACCGGCAAGTTCAATGGCCTTTGTAAAAGCAATGCCAAGTAATCCCAGACTACCAATCAACCCCATCACTCCACCATTAGCCAGTCCACTCAGTGCATTTTCGTACTGCCCGACTTTCATCTGGTGCTGACCCATCGTGGCACTCATCTTCTTGAGTGAGGTGTCGGCAGTATTGATTTTGTTGGCCAGCAATACAGCAGCCGCATTGTTTTTGTTAAGGCGCCCCGTAGTGCTGTCAAAAGCGTTATCGAGCGCCTTTAACTCCCGACGAGCTTCCGACAATTCTTTCTGTAGCCGGTTGTATTGCCCTTCTGCTTCTTTGGTGGCATTGACAGTTGCTTTGGTAGATTTGGCAACGCGGTCAAGTTGATTCTGCACGTCCACCATTTCACGGGCAAGACGCTTCTTAGTCTGTATAACCTTAGCCGTATTGCCTTCCAGGCTAACATACTCCTTGAGTAACCGCTCCTGTCGCTGAATCAAACTCTCGGTAACCTGCCCGTGCAATTGTTGGGTTTTCATCAGACTCTCTTCGGCTGCCTTGGCCTCGTTGAGTTGCGCCCTCAGATAAGTAACCCGCTGCGCATAGTCCTGCATCTGCTGATTGGAGTTATTGCCCTGATTTTTACTGAAAAGCGTTGCGAGTTCACCTTTCAGCGCTGCTGATTGCTGTTGCATAGCGGCCAGCAACTTCATGACCTCGTCGTAAAAGGCTTTAAAATCTTGTCTTGATTCCCCAACGGCCTTTCTATAGCCGTCGAGGTCAATCATGTCCTGGTATTCGATCCGTTGTTTTGCCATGGGTGTAAGTGGGTTAGATTAACCGAGATAGATGAATTCGCCGTTTGCTCCCCAGATAAAAGATCGGGACTCCTCGGGTTCAGGTGGCGTTGGTATTACGGCCTGGTTAAACTCATCCAGCGCCGTATCGATACGGCGCTGCTTTTGCTGATCGGACAACTTCCCCCGCTGGTGATCTGCCTGTGCCTGTTCCATATCACCCAGGGCAATACCTTGCAACAGGGTAGTAAGAGCCGCGTCGAGCTGCTGCTTTCGCTGGGCCAGTACTTCAGGCGAGGAATCAGGTGGTAGATGCTGAAACTGCGCCAGTAAGTCCTGCCCCCGGTCCAGATATTGATCGCTAACCGCCTGCGCAGGACGGGTGGGTGCTGCCCTGGAAATCCGTTTTCTCGCTTTGTTTTTCTTTTTCATGCCGAAATCGTCTGTTTTAAATTTACTAATTATTTGATAAATTAATTGATATATTCGCAAGTGAACGTTTGATTTATTGACACTATTACAGAAAATGAATCAGGTATTTGCAGGTCTCTACTTTCGATTGGTGCGTCGCATGGGCTCCCGGTAAGCCAGTTCGAAATATTCCCGCATCATCAGCACATCGGAGTTGTCAGGCGAGCGGCCAATGATTTCCTTCACCTCTTCTTTGGGTACCACGGACTTCCGTTTGTCGGTGTCCATATCCTTCTGTTTGACCTGTTCGAGTTCTTCAATGGTTTCCTCCTGCTCGGGGGCACTCATGACGCCAGGCTCTATGTACAGACCGGCTTTGTTTACGCGGTCCGCAAACCGGAAATAACACTGGGATTTCAGGTTAAAGTAGTTAGGCTGCTGCCAGCCAATGCCGGGATTCAGTTCTTCCAGCGGGCGGCTGTTGTTGATAAAGCCTTTACAGCCCAGTAGATCCGTTACACCACCCCCTACGCCGTCATCATCGCCCACCACCTGAGAAGCCGGAATCTGAAAGCGGTTCATGGCCTCCCGTACTTTAGCGGCTACCTGGGGCACGGATAAGCCCCGGTGAGTCTGGTAGCCAATCACCCGCCACCCATCCCAGACACAAATCTTGGTGCTGTCGCGCCCATACCTAGCTACGTCGAAGGTGATCCAGCGTTTGCTGCCTCTTGGTACGTGCTGGTTGTTCCAGATATCCAGAATCTTCTCGTAGTCAATCAGCGCAGCCGGGTCGTCGTCATACTCCCAATTGCCGTACAACAAACGTTGCTTCTCATTGGGGGAAAGAGTTCTATGTAAGTTCTCCAGATAACCCGGTGGCAGCTTCTTATTATCCTGTGGTAAGGCTTGCACAAAACGTTTCCAGTCCTCCAGGTTGTTCTCTTTATGCTTCCGGTAGTATTGTTTGTAGAGGTAGTTCTTGGCCGGATTGCAGGTTTGCAGGAGCTTCGGGGCAAGATTGTAGGTGTCGTTCTTCCAGCGCTCGATGCTGGCAGCGAGGTTGTTTTTGGCGGCTTCCACGAACTCTCCAGCTTCTTCAATCCAGCCGCGTGTCATTTGCATGGAACCGAAACGGGCGTATAGTGGGTCAGAGGGCAGCGGTTTGGCATCCAGTAGATATACCCGACTTTTGTTGTAAAGCTGGTAGTAATTGTCCTGTCCGTTGTAGTTGTAATAAGCAGGTCCAATTTGCCAGTGATTGAATACTTCGTGAATGGATGGAATGGTGAACTTACGCAGGTTGGTAAGGGAATCGCGGGCAATGAAGTAATGCGTACCCGGATACGTAAAGGCATCGCCAAAGATTAGGGAGCAACCCAGATACGACTTTCCTGATCCTTTGGAGCCGCCATAGACAATATCAGTCACAGAGCTGTCCTGCCAGTGGTGACACACTTCCAGTTGCTTGAGATTGCCGTAGATATCAAAGGTTAATTCCATTCTTACTTGGTTGGATCAGCGTTGATGCTCGACAGAATGCGCATGCCGGTGATGGGCTCCAGTTTCAATTCTGCCGCTACTTCTTTTTTATCCACCAGTCCCAGATCCCGGCTAATGATGTTGGCGTTGAAGAGACCCACCACCGCCCCTTCGAACTTCTGGGTGTAGATGATCTGCTCAATGCGCGAAATGACCGCTAAAAAATCTTCAGAAGGCCCAGAAGCCTTAAATGTGCGCCAGAACTGTTCGCTGGCATCGCAGTACAGACACAGCCCTGTCAGGGTAAAGGGACGGGGTAGTGGGATGTGTACCTCATCGGCATCTTTACCCCGGAAGTCGGTTCTATACAAGGGCGTATCCTGACACCAGGAGAAGTATTCGTAGGCGGCTTCTTCCAGCAGGGCGGGCGTTTCAAATAGTTTATCGCGGCCGTGTTTGGCGCGCAGTTTCCAGAACTCGTTGTCTTTGGGAGCAGCCATGTTATTGGGTGTTGGAGGTTAAGTACGCGGGGTAGAACGTGGTGATGGTGTTACGCTCGGGTAAATCGGGCGTAAATGACGATAGGTTCAAACCACTATCCAGGATGCAGCTGTAAGCCATAGCGTCGGCCAGAATAGAGAGTTGCAGACTGGCAACATCTTCACCCGGATCGTAACAGGCCAGCCGAAAAAAGCCCAGGCCCATGGACTGCTGGTTAGCCAGGTAATACAGATACTCCTGGTGGAGCTCTTCCATACCGTGCTGGCAGCGGGTTTGGCGCTCCGGACTGGGCGTAGCTTTCTGGGCGGCCAGTTCCTGCTGGTGAATCAGGGCTATGGGTTGATAGTGAGTCAAAGGTGTTTGTGGGTTAGCTTCTACCAGTTGAATTTCATAGGCTAGGGCTATGTCAGAAAGCGAATCGGCGGCTGTGCGTTGTTCGACGTAGTCCAGCGCCATTCGTCGGGCTTGCAGGAGTTTAGGGTCGGTGAAGAAAGCCGCCGTCTGGGGCTGTTGGGCGTTAGTGACCAGATAGCCGGTTATTGTTTGGGTTGGGTTATTGCTATTGGTTTGCATGGGTTAGTTGGTTGTTTGAGCCAGAGAATACTGGCACGGGGTTTGCTTTTAGATGAGTATGGCGAACGAGCAACATCTTATTAGTGCCAGCATCACTCTGGCGGTTATTAGCTTCTCACTAGCGTGCTGGGCATTACTGCTTTGCGTGGTGCTGTAAGTGAGATTAGATACGACGAATCGGTTTGGCTTTCCCATTAGTGATCTGCTCGTTAAGCAGGTCTAATACGGCATCATTGCTGAACATTTCCTCCGCTGAGGCAAAGCCCAGAATGGGCGCTACGCTTTCGGCATCGAACAGGATTTCTCCGGTTTTTCGATCCTGCTTGATTTTAATCTCGCGACCCTGATAGTAGTCTACGAAGTGCTCGTAGTTGAGGTCAATGTAAATGCGTCTCATGATTGATTCTTGTTTTAGTGAGAAATTCGGGGTTGCGCTAACAGGCTAAATAGCTTTCTACGGTGAAGTGCTGGCGGATGGAGGGTATAGCGTCCGGTGGATTTGGGAGATCCCAATCAGCCGGGTAGTCTTCTGTATAGTGTGGTAAGATGGACAGCCTTTTCAGGCGTTCAGGATCCAGTCGGATCGTAGTTCCGGCCTGAGCAGCCAGCAACTCCTCCATATTGGCTACTGTTACGACTAAACTAACGGTAGTGTCTATACGCTCAACGGGTTCAACGCTACTTTTGTAGGTTTTGTAGGTAAGTGGGTTAAGCGTTTTTGATTTTATTTTTAGTGGTGTTGTTCGCTCCTGTGGATAGATCGGTGCTGTTGTACCATAGCGTATACCATCTTTTATTGTCTTTTGAGACTTGGAAAACATGGGCCATTCACCAGCAAGGGTTTCCAGAGCACACACGACGGTTGACTCATCCAGTCGGTTAGCCGCTACGTAGCCACCCGCTAAGCGGGCTGCTTTTAACAGCGTAGCGTGTCGATTACCTTCACCTGCCTCCTGCACCATTCGGGCGATCCGGGACAGGAGACCTGAATCGTCCATATCATCAAAGCGGCTAGAATCGAAGTGACGTACAGGCTTTTGCTGCGGTTCGTCATAGAGTTCGAACACCATCACTTTCTGGGCAAAGTACCCGTCTGTGTCATAGGAATAACCGCGTAGACTAGCTACGTTCCGGGGTTTGTCATCCAGAACAATCTTGAAGTGAGC